CGACCGGCCGAGTTCTGGACGCCCTTGATGGCGTTGGTCTCAGCGCTGATCTCCTTGTCCAGCTTGTTCGCCGACCACGTGGAGATGCTGAGTTGCACGAGGAGTGCTCGATCAGAGAGTTTCATGTTGGTACCTTTCAGTTGTTGGTCAGTGCTTCGATCACGATGTCACAGTTCTCGCTGAACGAGTTGCGGGACAGGTGCCTCGCCTCGTGGAACAGGGCAAACTCAAGCTGCTCGTCGGTCACACCAGCAAGGCTGATAGCCTTGGCGCTGGCCGAGTTCATGGTAGCAAGCAATTCCATCATCTTATCACGTGTCATGTCTCAGTCCTTCCTGAAGTCTGGCGCAGCCCCGATCAGCCGGAGATACGCTTGGTATGCCAGCACCTTGCGAGGGTACTTGCTGGCGACGAACTGGTCCCAAGTGATGGGACCAGTGGTGAACACCTTGTGGTCGGAGCCCTTGAGCTTGGTCATGATCCACTCAGTGTTCAGTTTGTTTACTTCCTCGTCGGTGATTTGTCCACTGGAACGCATCCAGTGGACAAACGAGGGGCGCTTGGGATTAGAAGAGGACATCTTGGTGCTTGATCGCCCAGTTCGTGAAGGCCTGCGTGTTGACCAGCTCGGGCTTTTTGCGGACAGCGTAGCTGACAGCCAGCACCGAGAACTCGGCAGGCATCCGGCTGGTGTATGTAACAACACGTTCCATGTTGCCCTCACTGGCCCGCTCAGCCAGAGCACCGGACAGAGCGTAGAGGGTCGCCGGATCGGTCGGCACGTCAGCGGTGTCCGGGTTCAGCAGGATGGCGTCAGGGTTCGGTAGCTTCCGGTAGATACGAACGAACCCCACGAACTCGGCCGCAGCACCCTCACCGACGGCACCCTTGAAGCACTCGAACTCAGCCTCGGCAGGCACCTTGCCGAGTATCGCGCTGACACCCTCGACCCAGCTACGAGGCGTCGGGTTGACGTCACGCTGAGGGTCGAAGTCGTGCAGTAGGTGAGGCCGGAACCGAATGAACGCCACGACCATGGGGTTGACCCCGTGGTCGATCATCCAGCTGGTGCTGTCGTCGAGATGGGTCTCGAACTCCAGCACGGTCTCCCGGTTGCGAAGGTGAGAGAGGACCCGGTTGGCCCCAGCCCGGTCAGACTGGCGGTTGCCGGTCGAGATCACCGTCCAGCCATCGGCGAGAGGGACACCATGCAGGGTCCGCGCCTGCTGGATGTTGGCCAGCACCTTCTGGAGATCGGCGTTGGCTTGGTTCCGGTCGTCGAACAGCAGCACACCGCCGTTCTCGGTGCCGGCCTTGCCCTTGTAGGGGAACCAGTCGGGCAGCTTGTACTCGAACCCGTTGTCCGTCGGGTAGGGAATACCGAAGTCCTCGACCAGCATGGTCGGCATGTGCCGCTCCACGATGGGCAGTCCGAGGCTCTCGGCTACCTCATGGACGATGGTGGTCTTGCCACCCCCCGGTGCCCCTTCGATGGCCACGGAACGGCCAGCGGGAATCAGGGCTTGCAGGGTGGACTTGAGCAGGGATGCTCGCATGTCAGTACCTCATACTTGTTGTGGTTTGACTCATCAGCACAGCAGTAACCAACTGCTGTGGACAGGCTGCACTGGGCAGCCTGTTTCATCATTCGATGATACCCTTCTTGCGAAGGCGTTCCTCCAGCTCCAGTCGCTCTTGGCGCTGTCGCTCAAGCCCCTTGCCCATCTCGTTGACCAGCGAGGCGTAGACCCAGATCAGACCAACGAAGCCGGTGATGAACAGTCCGAGGAGAACCCACTCCATCACCCATACCTCCGCAGTTGGCTGAACGCGGCGTTCATCTCAGCCCAGCTCTCGAAGTACGGCACCGTCTTGGTGTCGTAGCAGAGGTCATACTTGTAGACGGCCTCACGGAGTGACCGCAGCTCGGTCTCCAGAGGGACACGGTTACTCATACGGGCTGCGATCTCAGCCCAGCCAGCCTCGCCCTGACGGAGGTACTCGGCGGCAGTCTGAGGGGTCCAGTCGAAGGGGGCACGCCGGGAGCTGTGACTGAACTCAGCCACCCCGAGACGGACCCGGGTCTCCAACCATATCTTGAACGTGTAGTAGTTGGCGTCCCGGAGAGCCTGCTTGCCCTCCTTGCGGTTGAGGTACGGCACCTCGATGGGCTTGGCCCCATCGACGAGTTCCCAACCGCCTTGGTCTGCCGGTCGGATGACAGCGAAGCTGGGGGTGTGGTAGTACCGACCACCCACTTGAGTCATGTGGTCGGGGAGACGGTAGTCTCGACCGGACCAGTGGGTCTGGACGTAAGTGCCGAGGATGTTCCACATCACCCGGTTGGTCATTGCCGAGGGGTAAGGGTCCAGCACGATGACATCGTCGTCATTATACCGAATGATATCAGTCTGATAGAGGCGGACCACGACGTCGTTGGTGGTAGGCTCCAGACGGATCGTCAGGTTGTCGTTCCTCCGGTTGGCCAGAGGGCGTTCGTTCTGGTCTGATCGACCCCGAACAGGTTTGATCGAGTTGTAGGTAGCGAGGGCTGAGCTGTAGCTCAGCATACGGTTGGGAAGGATGAGGTTGTTACCGAACATAGTGTTCTCCATTGGTTGTGGCTTGTCTCATCAGTGCACCGGGAGCCACCCGGTACAGACAGACCACCCCGGGAGAGGTGGTCCATTTCGACCCTACAGTTCAAGCTCCAAGGGAGCACAGTGGGGCTGATAGTGGATATGGACGTGGGTATAGCCATACTCCTTGAGCACCTTGGCCTCGTCGACAGCTACCACCTGCTGGTAGTAGGGAGAGGACTCCGTCGTGATGACGAACTCACGACCACAAGCCCAGTCATAGCCAGCATCAGCCTGACTGAGGTAAGTCCGACGCCTCGGACGGACCGTAACTATACGATGGTCCTGTTTGGGAGACAGGTCAGCAAGTTTACACCAGCTCACAGTGACACCTCCAGAGCCTGAGCACCGAGACGGAACTCTACATGGGTATAACCCATGGAGCGGAGGGTAGACTCCTCGAAACAGTCGATGGTAAGACCAGACAGCTCCCCATAACCACGGATGAGGACAGGCTTCCCTGATCGGTAGTCACGGAGCACTTGATGAATGTTAGTGTACGGGGTGGTCGATTTAGTGGGTTGGACAGACAGGATCATGTCTAGTTACCTCAGTTTTGTGTTAAGTTATCTACCACCGGGGCTGGCCCGACGGCGAAGCCAAGTTCGCATGGCCCGCCGGGCTTGTCAAGTTTGGTGGCCAAGCCGTTGATTTTGCTCGATTTTCGCCCCGTTATACAGAGAGTTATCTACTTTTATAGATAGCGTGTATACCGCAAGTTGGCGTAAGGTATTGGGTAAGTCCATGATTTTGCAGGGGAATCTTGTTGGGCTAGGCGAACTATCTATCTATCTACGGGAAAATAAACATCTCATCTTTTCGGGTGGTGTCGTTGCATTTGCAACGAAAAAGGCCTCGCAGGAAAAAGGGCGTATTTTGTAGATAGATAGATAAATAATCTATAAACTACTACTATACTACCCCTCCCCTCTGGTATACCCTTGGTTTCATTGGGTTTTTTCAAACGTTACACACCTGCAAGGGCCAAACCTTACACAAATCGTGTATACTTGCACTAAACACTGTAACTTTACCGTAACTAGACACGTGTATAGCTAACAGCTAACCCCTTGTTTTTAAACGAAAACCGTATGTAGATAGATGCGTGTATACCGTGTCTACTCCCAGTTTACACCATAACACTACACGCCCCCGACTACATGGTGTTTACTTACACGCGTATACCGACACTAGAAGCCCCCGACGTATGGCGAGCGCAGCGAGCAAGTGCAGGCGCAGCCCCTAAGGTCCGTGCCGGTGCTGTGCAGCAGACACAAAAAGCCCGCCCGGTGGTGTTCCGGGCGGGCTGGGGGTTTAGGCTGCCATCCCTATCAGGATGATGATGGCCATTAGAGCGCCAAAGGCCAGTAGGCCGACCAGCGCGGCCACCCATTCGATGATTTCTCGCATGTCGAGATTCTCCGATGATGTTGAGGGAAGCCGGGCGCTTGCGCGCCCGGCCTGTTTGTTATTCTAGGCCTGTGAGGAGTTGGATTTCCTCCTGAAGCCGGATTTCCTCCCACAGAATCCCTCGGACGCGGCATAGCGCATCCATCTGCTCTTGCGTGCCGCCGCCCTTATTCCACTGGGCGTCGCACGCCTTCCGCGCCTCGCGCAGGTCGTGCAAATCGGTTTTGTCCATGACCATGGCGTAGGTCATAAGCAGGTCGAACAAGTTCATAGTCGATTCTCCTTTTTTGGGTTGTAGGCAGGGCGCTTGCGCGCCCTGCCCGGGGTCTAGTTCAGAGAGCGAACTTGCTCTTGGCCTTCTCCGTCACCCGCTTGATCGGGGCGGCGGCGATGGAGACCTGACCTCGGGTCAGGAACTTATAGCCGAAAAGCAAGGTTTCTCCCTTGGAGATCACCTTCGCCTTGAAGCTCGCCGCGATCATGGCATCCTCAAAGCCCTTGCGGGCATCGAGCATGGCCGTGAATTTGGCTTGCAGGTCGGGCGAGAGCTGGTCCATTTGGACGTTTTCCCACTCAAGGTCCCCGGTTTTCGGGGCTGCGGCTGCGGTGGTGCCAAGGGCGTTCTGAAACTTGGACATATGACTTTCCTTTCGGGGTTGAGGTGAAAGAAAGAGCCACCATCATCGGGACACGTGTCCCTAGGTCCTACCAACGATGTCAAACAGCGCGGGCCGGTGGCCCTACCGGGCGGCGTCGTGGGTGCCGTCCGGTGAATCCTTTATTGCATAGTGAACACGGGAACGCAAGTTTGGCCTGTTTTATAGGGTTTTCCCGCCGCGCCGTGTCACGTTCCGGGCAGGGGGGAGGGGGGCACATGGACAGCGGAATCCGACCCGCCCCCGTATTGTAGTAACACTCGCAAACCACGACCCGGAAAAACCAATGTGTAAAGTTTGTCTACCCCACGCCGCGACCTCTTGTCAGCCCCACTGCCCACGCGCTATCTTCCCGCCATGGACACGCTCCCGCTTAACCACACCAAGTGGTCTGACCGCCTCGCATTCGATGTGGCCCTCGCGCTGGAAGGCAGCGGGGAGACGCTCGACGAGATCAAGCAGCGGCACCGCATAACCAGCTCCGCCCTGCTGGTTTTCAACAAGGACCCGGTGTTCCTGAAGCAGGTGGAGCGTTACCGGGACGAGGTCCGGGACAAGGGGCTGACCTTCAAGCTCAAGGCCCGGGCACAGGCAGAGGAACTTCTCACGACCTCGTGGGGCCTCATTCACAGTCCTGACGTATCTCCTGCGGTAAAGGCTGATCTCATCAAGTCCACGGTGAAGTGGGCCGGGCTGGAGGTGAAGACGGAGGAGGGCACCGGTGGTGCCGCTGGCGGGGTGAAGATCAACATCAACTTCGGGAACAACACGGTACCGATGACCCTCACGGCCGATGTGGAGGGCGACCTGATTGAGCATTCTGACGAGGTTTGACGCCACCTATGAAGGGTCGCCGGCGACACGGCTGCAGTCGGTACGCGAGCATGAAGGCATACGTGCAGCGCTTGAGAGCGAAGGCCATTCGTACCGGACGAAGATCATCCCCCCACGTGGCCGAACGCACCGCCGCCCAAAAGGACGCCCGAGGGAAATCGTGGTGATACTGGTGAAGGAGCGCACCAATGACTGACGAACCCAGAGGTTGGCATGTGATGCCGGTCAACGACCTCAAGGAGCACGAGTGCTCAGCGGACTGCTGGTGTGAACCTACGCTCGACCCAGAGGCTGACGGGCTGGTCTACATCCACCACTCGTTGGATGGGCGTGAGCGGGAGGCACACTGATGCCCCTCGACATCGACTACACGCCCCCGCCGACGGGTGAGAAGTTCATGAAGTCCGACGCCAAGATGCGCGTGCTCATGGGCCCTGTCGGGTGCGTTGCACCCGACACTTTGGTGCTTACCGAGTATGGGCCTATACCCATCTGGCGTATAGATCGTCCAATGCGCGTTGTATCGTGGAACGACAAGACATGTCGATTCCAGCTTTCTTGGTGTGGTGGTGCGTTCCCAAAAGGTACGGACTATCTGCTCCAAGTGACAACGCCGCAAGGAGTATTTGCCGCAAACGAACATCACCGGACTTACGCCGCTGACCATAGCTATCTACCTGTTGGATCACTTTGCCCCGGTCAGTCCTTGTCCCTATGTTCTGATATCCCTGCGCTGACCAGAGTTTTGTGCGACCAACCGTTGTCGCTGCAAGATGCTCCGCGTTCGACGAGAACAGCCGTAGATTGTCTGGTGCGTTATGCAGAGTCAGCCCGTCAACGTGGTCTACAACTTCTTCGGGAAGAAGGTACCGACCTAGCTTTTGTTCAAGCACTAGGCGATGTTCATAAATCAGCTTGCCGGCGCGATTGGTCCGCTGGCGGGCGTAGGGGTGGTCTGATGGGGCGGTTACAAGAACGTACCCGTCAGAGTCTACACGCCGCCCTGTCTTGTATTGATGGTTTGCTGCACCCGGTTGTGCGCCTTCTCCCCGGCGTGGAAGGTCTAGCTTTAGCAGGACCTTACGAACGTAGCGTGGTGTCAGACCAACAAGCCCGGCTATCTCCGCAGACGTACGAGTGCCGTCTGCCAGAGCCACAATCTTCTTCGTGTTCTCATTCATTGGACATTTCCTCCATATCCGACGGGGCCATCGTATCGGTTACCCGGGAGGCCGTCAAGCGGTCTTACTGGGACATGCAGGTACTTGACACAAACAACTACGTTACGGTGGACGGGACGATCCATCATAACTCAGGCAAGTCGGTGACATGCAGTTTCGAGATCGTGCGCCGGGCGGCGATGCAGGAGCCGGACCAGACGACGGGTAAGCGGCGGTCCCGGGCGGCCATCGTCCGCGAGACGGCGCGGCAGCTGCAGGACACGACGATCAAGACGTTCCTCGACTGGTTCCCGCCGGGGGTGTGCGGTCGGTACATGCGCACGACGAAGACCTACTACTTCGAGGTCGGCGACGTCGAGTGTGAGATCATGTTCCGGGCGCTGGACGACGCGGACGATGTGGCCAACCTCAACTCGCTCGAGCTGACCTTCGCGTGGTTCAACGAGTGCCGGGACATCCACCCCGAGATCGTCGACGCCATGTCCAAACGGATCGGCCGCTTCCCGTCCTCGAAGGACGGAGGCCCCACGTGGTTCGGGATGTGGGGGGACACGAACCCGCCGACCATGGACACGTGGTGGTACTACCAGATGGAGGGGCTGGACCCGAAGGACGGGGTGAGCCCCAACGACAACGGGTGGGCGGTCTTCAAGCAGCCGTCGGGGCGGAGCGTCTACGCCGAGAACATCGAGAACCTGCCCGATGGGTATTACGACACGCAGGGCCGGAGCGAGGAGTATATCCGCGTCTTCATCGACGGCGAGTACGGCCTGAGCAGCAACGGGAAGCCCGTC